TTATTGTGCCTGCTCCCATAGTTGAAATATTTATACCTGCTAAATTGTTGTCCGTACCTACTACTGAGGTAGTCGCCCAAGTTATGCCGTCGCCTGTATCTATTCTAGTTATAACGTAATCGGTAGCTATACCCTCGACGTTAAAAACTAAACTTTCAGCTAGTCGCCCAATAGTTACAACCGACGGGATATATACTTTATTAACTAGCCTAGTATCAAATCCGTTTATTAACTCTAATTTTGTTAAGCCGTTTAAGAGGTTATAAGAGTATTTATTTATTCTGTAGTCTATATCGTTGATTGAGATTACATCGTTTAACTCAAGCCTTGTAACTATCTGTATAGGTAGGTTTGCAGTATACTTAAACGTTCTGCGCTTTAGCTTAAATATCGCCTCTACATAATCCTTGTAATGTATGCTATATAAATTATTTACTAAAGCCGCTCCCGTAAAGTTGCTAAACTCTGCCTCGAATAAATTAGAGTACATAGGATTCTCAACTCCAAAGTGATGTATCGGAGATAATAAATTTACATCTAATGTATCGTCGTTACCTAAGTCGTCAACTATTCGTATAGGAGTATTTGTTATATCTTGGTTAGTTACATAATGCAACACTGCCTTTGGTACAACTTGGTTTAAATTATCGTCTAGTATTACACCCGTTTGTATGTTTGTGTTTGGCTCTGAGACCGCTGTATTTTGGTCTACTAGCCTCTCAAAATATATTTGCTCAAAAGGTAGCTTTACCTCTAGCGTATCGCCGTCGATTAGTTTTTTAGGCGTTAAAGTTTCGTATACATTTACAAGCGATGCTCCGTATCCTTGTCGGTCTGCCGCCCTCTTTTTAAACTCCATGTTTAAAATAGTGCTAGGCTCCTCAAACTCAAAAGCAATACGTTTTAAAAGCTCGCCCCTGTCTACGTCAAATTTTGCGAAGTCTATGTATTTAGTTGCGTCGTATCTTTGACCTTGTGAGTAATAAGAATCTAGCGAGTTTATATATATACTGCCGTCGTCTTTTGGAATAGCTACGAGCTTAAACATATTAAAAATGCCCTTTAGAAAGTTAACTATTTTTAACTCTGGCATCTCGTCGCCTATAACTACTTTATTAAGTAAGGTCTGAGTCGAGCCGCTTGTTCCATTTGCCGATATAAATGTAGTGCTATCATATTTCGCCACACTAACCCTAGAAGTAAACTCTATTTTTGCTTTGCTTTTTACAACCCATTCTAGCTCCGTTGTTCCGCTGCCTATTGGTAAGGTTATAAACTTACCGATTCGCCCGTCTCCATGCGCATCGTTTTCTCTATCCCACGCCCAAAGCTCCTCGTCTGGATTGTTTGGATTTCTAATTATAAGCGAGTAGTTTACATCTTCATACGCAGACGTCGGCTCGATTGTATTTTTTATATTATACCATTCCGTACCCGTTGCTACAAAGGTACCGATGTTTGTTGTAGTATTTATGTAAGTTGTAGAGCCAGAGTCAAAATTTACTTGCTGCTCTCCGCCTCCTATTGCCTCCCTATCGTCTGCCTTGAGCCAAAGATACTGCTCTTTAAACTCTGTTGTACCGAAAAAATCCCTTGAAAATAAAATAGGATTCTCATAAGTTGCAGCGTTATATCTTGCCTCTATTGCCTCGATTATTTTTATTATTTTTACGCTAGGTTTAAGGTCGCTCCATACTACGCCCGTAGCGTGTGATGTACTCGCATCGTTTGCTATGTTTATAGTCGTATCGTCTACGTCGTGCGCTCCATGATGACTATTAAAAAAATATCGCTTATTAGCCATTAACGTATAAACAACGTCGCCACCAAAAAGCGCACCCCTAAGACCACTTATAACATTGTCGCTCGTCCAGTCGTGCGTTAAAGTTGGAAATGATAAATCGCTCAGTAAATCCTCTCCTATGGTATCTTTTATATTCGGCAGATTTCCAAAAAAATTAATTGTATAACTCTCAAGCCTACCCTTTACAATATTACATTTGTTTAGTCTCCACTTTCCTAGCTTAAAAGGTACTCCGTCAATATCAATACTACCCTCTACTTTACTCCTAGAATCAAAGCCGTTATCTATAGACGCATTATACCAATGTTTAAAGATTTTATTGTTATTCTTACTTGCAGGAATCGTAAAAGTCTTGGAATAATCGCCCGTATTTTTAGTAATATCTCCGACATCTAAAACAGAGCTAACTATATCCACGCTCTCGTCCTTGTATTGGTCTAGCAATTCGCCGTTAACGTATAGGTTTACCATGCTTATATGTTGTTTATTTCGTTGTAACTTTTCTCAAAGGTCATTGTATAGTTTATAAGCCTATCGTTTTGCCTAGTCTTAAACTTTTGAGACGTCATTTTTAAATTTAAAGGCGTGTATTTTGTGCCGTCATAGCTCCAAATCCTTTCAGATAGTAGTATCTGCTTAACAACCTCATTCATATCCTCGTCAAGCCAACCGCTTTCGGCTGTTAATGTAGTCCTAGCCTGCACGCCGTATCTTACAAACTGATGGAATCCGTCCGACGCCTGCCCTCTGTTAGTCTCGAAACTGCTATCCGTTACGTCTAAAGTCTCCTCTTGCTTTTTAAATAGCGTAAAGGTTTGCAAAGCGCCGTCTTTATTTTGAAAAAACAAATCTAAAGGATTGTATTTGCACTCGTCTGTTATATCTAGCGTTGTCGTTTGACCTTTCCAAATTATCTCTACATAGCTATCATTTAAAGAGAGCGATAAATCAATCCAAAGATATTGCACAATCTCGTCGCTATCGTCTGACTGCGTAGCGGTTGCAGAGTAATTAATTGCTAAACTTGGATAAGACTTAACGCTTATAATATCCGACGTTCCTAGAGCTACAGGCACATAGATAGGAAATACAAAGTTTCCTTGTCGATTAACTTTATATTGCTGCGGCTTTATTAAAGTTTGATTTGCTACCGCCGTAACATTTCGCCCCTCGTTTCCGTAAGCATACCCTAAAGCCATTATCTCCGTCTCCTCGTGATACAAAGTAGCTACTGCGTCATAGGTTACATAAGTGTAAACCCATTGCTGATTTTTTCCGTCAATTAATTGTATACCCGTAGATAGCAAAAGAGACGGCTCTTTAAACTCAATGTAATCTTGTATAATTGCGTTTATATTTATACTGTGCGTTCCTGTCGATGCCGTTGTATTTTCGTACGTTATCTGATAGCTATTAGTAGAGTCTGGAGTAGACTTGTCGCCATTCCAAACCCAAATATTTAGCGTGTACTTGTCGCAAGTTGTTCCGCCATATACTAGCGGCGTATCAATGTAGTACGGACTTAATGCTCTTATCATTATTTTATAGTTACGTTTTTATTACTTGTTTGTATTTTATCGATAAGGTCTAAAGCAAAAGCCTCGCCTACCTCATCGCCTAATCTTAGTATTTCGTTATCTAAAGCGTCCGTAAAAAAATGCGTCGTTTCGATACCCGTATGATATACGCTAGTAGATAAAGCAAACAGCAAGCTCTTACGTTTTATAAACCTACCCTTTGCATCTCTTGGCGCTATACCCTTGCGGATACTCCACCCGTTAAAAGCCATAAACGGCGGCTTTTTATTACGATACTTAAATTTATTATTTGTTACTTTTTTAAGTCTCCACGTTTTGCCGTCTGCCTTTGTGCCTCCCTTTCCTTTAACCCCTGCGTCTACATACTCCCAGTAATCCGCTAGAGTAAACTCAATCCCGTTACCCTTTAGGTTATACCTTATCGACTTGTCTAGCTCGCCGCCGCCTTTCTTTTTTTTCTTTAGATTAGCCTTTGACTGCTTTACTACATTGCTCCCTAGCTTGTTAAATATTTTCTTTAGGTTATCCAATAGCAGAGATTTGTTTCTGAGATAGGCATCTCAATACTAAAAGACATATCCCACCCGTCTAGCAGGTTTTTGTCTGAGTATGTTATCTGTTGCAACGTCGGACTCTCTGACGCCGTTATATTGTTTTTTGCAAAGTCTCTATACATTTTAACCCAGAGCGCATTGAGGCACGATAGCGTCGAATTGAAATTATCTATTTCGTTATCGTTTAGATAAAATTTGTCGTTTACATTCTCCTTATTAATCTCTCGAATGTCTAGGCATTGTATGTTTAGATTAAAGGAGATTGTAGCCGTAGAGGTAAAAGTTGCGTCCGTTATATCAATGTTAAAAAGCGGAAATAGATTGCCTTTGTTGAGGTCTATATCCTCGCCGCTTGTTATAGTCTTAACGTACTCGTCCTGCTCCGCTAGAGCTTTTATATATCTTAATATCGTGCTGTATGCGTTCATTATAATTGTGTTACGTTTGGTTTTCTTAGTTGCGCCTCCATTTTCTGCCTATCTAATTTATGAGCTAGGAATATGTGAAACTCGTGTACCTTAGTCTCTAGCACTCTGTCGATTTTCAGTATATCATTGTTTGCCATCATGTCAATAGTCACATACCAGCCCCACCTTTTAAAATAGCCTGCTGCCTGTTGCTCTCCTCCACTTGACTCGTAAATCTCTGGATAGCTTTCTTTAATTCTCTCGATAAACTCCAAAAAAAAACCAGAGCGCCGTTAACAATATTCATAGGGCAGCGTCTCATTATCTCGTCGTTTGCTTTGTTGTGGCTGTACGGCTCGATTTCGTAATTACCGAAAGCGTCCTCTTTGGTTATCCTGCGAAATAGTATAGCTATTATTTTGTGCATATCCTCGAGCTGCATTCCTATCGTGCTGAGGTCTACATACTCCGCCGTCGTTATCTCGTCTAGGTTTGGGATAAAGCCGTACTCTACTCCGTTAAGTGTAAAGCGTTGCTCAAAATCTACGTCCTGCTCGCAGGCTGCTATTATCTGCGCCATTAAACCCTCGTAGTCTTTATGTACTAACTTTTTAACGTCTTGCTTTTTGATGCCAGTAAATAGAGATATAACTCTCTCAATCATTCCCTGTTCTGTTAGCTTGTCCTCCTTTGCTCGGAGCGCCTCAAATTTGACGTATTGGTCTAGAGTAATATCTGAGATATTTTCGGGTACACTAATCTTAATAGTCTCTGTCATATAATAAAAACGATTTTTGCCTTGTATTGTTTCTTTACCTTATCTCTACCTTTCCACGATTAGCAAGCAAATGAGATACGCCGTATCTGAGTGCGTCAAGGCTATGGTCGTACATTGCGCAAAATAAATTTGAGCCTTTATCTGTATAGACGTAATTGTTTAGCTCCTTAGCCATGTTTGTAGAGTCTGGATGTACTACTAGCTCATAGTCTTGAATAAGCGCCACACCTGCGGCGATACTGCCTGCTCCTTTCTTTGCACCTCTAATATTAAGACCTAGCTTTTGCAACTCTGCGATTGTGCCTGCGCTTGCGCTATCTGCTATAATCAAATTACGCCCTGCTCTCTGTCTATTGATTCGGTATATTTCGGAGATGGTTATCTTGGACTTATATAGCTCCTCCTTTGCGTAGATTATTTTTTTCTTTTTATCTATGGCAATAGCGACTAGAGTAGTAGGGTCTGTGAATCCGTAATCCTGCCCGTAAATTACCTGCAACCCGTCGGGATTAAACTCGCCAAATCTCCAGTTAGTGTAAACAACTCCCTCCGCTTTTGACAGCCAAGAGCCTAGCACGACGTGATTGTATTTTATTGGATTGCTGACTTTCATATCCTCGAAATAGTCTAGTATCTCGTCGGGTACAAACTCAAGGCAATCGAGGTATGATGTATGTATATAACAGACGTTATCTTTTACTCCGTTAAATCCCTCTTGCACGCCTCTACTCTCAAAGTATTTCATATAGATAAAATGCTCCTTACTCGTAGGGTTTAAGATTAACACCTTAATGTTTTTGTTTGGATTGCTTGCATCGTTTCCTCTAATAGATAACACTATCTTATCGTAGATTGCCTCGTCTTGCATCTCCTCCGCCTCGTCAAGTATAAGCATTGAGAAATCTTTTAATCCCTTTAGGTTTGCTGTCTGCACTCCAGAGCCTGCTTTTAATCCTTTAAATACTATTTTGCTCTTATTGAAATTAGAGACAATCCTATTTTGTTGCGACTCGAAAGCGTCCTCCAGATTCATGAGTTCGATTTTCTCCTCGACCTCTGCAAAGATGGAATCCTTTAGAGAGGCGTTTGTATACCTACTATAGAGTATTCGATGTCCATACTTCGTGCAACTATTTAAAGCGCTTAGAGACGTCGCAAATGACTTTTGAGAGAATCTGCCGCCTGTTATTATAAATGTATCCACGCCCTGAGGTATATCGAATAGAGGCGCAAATTTTTCGCTGAGGTTAATACTACTCATTCTCTGGAGTTACGTCGATTGTAGATGTAAAGGAAATCGTCGGAATGTTTACGCTATTGCCCTCCGATGTTATATCCACGCTCTGCATAGGTTTACCGATTGTATACTCAAGGTATAGCTTTGCGCTCTGGACGTCTCCCGTCATCGCTGCTGCCTCTAACGTTTGAAAGACAGCTATAAAGTTCTCTTGTGAGGTTGCCTCGCTTATAAGCGCTTTAAATGGGTTTTTTCGGCGGTCTATGCCTTTGGCTATTGTGGAGTTGCCTCCGTTGTTTTTTCGTTTATCCATAATTCAATACAAATCAACTATTGATTATAAGTACTATTATATAAACGAATTATATTATATTTTGTTTCTTATAAAAGAAAACCCCACCAATTAAGGCAGGGCTAACTCAAACAAAAATTAAACAAAACTAAACTAACTAACGTCTACGAGTCCGTCTCTGTAGTGGTCTACAACGACGCCCGTTTTTAATGTGATTGATTTGTAAGGTACTATTGAATTTTTTACTAATAAGTTATGTATATATTTTCTCATGGTTTAATAGTCTAAGGTTAATGTTGCTATAAATAAATACAGCTTTATAGTTGTGTAATTGTATTCTTTGGTTTTAGCCAAATACTCCCAACCGATAAGGAATCTGTCGTGAGGATAGTGGAAAGCTATTTCGAGAGTCCAGTGCATGTATAAATATCTTTAGCAGCTTGAAATCCTGCGTTAAATTCGTGCTTTGAATGGTCTCCTATAATAGTGATTAACTTGTCTGTTTGATTAGAGTCTAAATTTAGGTCTTTGTCGAATAGTTTTTTTAGTGCTGTTTTTAAGTCCATAGGGTTTTTGTTATTTTGTTTTTGTAAATGTAAGGGTTTTATATATACGCTCCAAATTTATTTTTAAATGCCTAGTCCTCAGAGTGTAACAAGTCAAAAATTAACTGGCAGGTTTCATACTCCTCTATAAACTCAAAGTAAAGCAGGGCATCTCTAGAGAGTATCTGCTCGTCCTCCTCGGATAGTGGCTCGAAATGGTACTTGTCGTAATCGTTATAAATAAACGTACAAACGTACTGAATCGACTCGTCTAGTAAATACTCGACCATACTGCGGTAGAATAAATCGTGCGCATCTGTATAGTTTTGTTTTGTAGCCTCCTCAAAAAATATGTGAGGGTTGTCAAATATTACGGGTATGCTCATTTAAAAAAGTTGATTATAAACGCAATCGTGTACAAAGCCGTAGTCCTCATTTAAAGCCTCTAGCTGCTCGTCTGTCATTTCTACGCCGTTATAGTCCGCAGAGGATATAAAAGCGTCTGTAAAGTCGGGATAGTCGTTTGTATATATTCCGTCTACTTCGATGTTAT